GAGAGAATAACCCACGTGTTGGACTTCCACGTGTTATGTCTAATATTAATTGTAAATAATTAATCAGATAAATAAATAGTATGTGCACTTAAACTGTTGAAAATAGTTAGTGGCACTTGACATTGTCCTAAAAAAACGCTAACTTCGCAGAGCAATATACGCAAGGCATATTAATCAGTTAAATATATTAATAATAGTAGTAGAGCATTGTATTTTATGCTATATTTCCAATAACCTATTGATAATCAATTACTTAGCTTTATATTCTTTATAAATGTATGTAAATAAGAGGGTAAATATGTGTTATTAGACTGTCTTAACCTATCACAATAAGGGATAATTATACACTTTTCATACTAATTAGATAAAAAAGAGACTATTTAGTCTCTTCTTCTTCAAATAATTCTGCTAATTGATTTATACGATAACAAGCTACAAAGAATAAGCCTGTCATAACTATCGTACTGATTGTTAAGATAATTATCATGGTATTATATGTATTAGTTCTATTTTTAATAGTAAAAAGAGAGGGCAATTAAGCCCAATCTATATCTACTTCTCACTTTGCTTAGAAGACAAATCAGTAAGTAGGTCAGTCATAAACCCTAATACTTGTGTCAATCCGTACTTTGTAAGAATAATAGTAGCAAGAATAATTAAAATAGTTTGCATTATAATGTATGTATTGATTAATATCTAATAATAATTGTAAAATATATAGTGTGGAAGAATAAACGGGAGGGTGTCCAAAGTTTTACAAAGGGACGGGGGGTTTAAGCATAATGTATCATTCCCTCACAAAAAAATAAAATTTTTTATTACCTTTGCATTAAACATTACTAATATGGCGAACTTAGGAGTATTTAATATTTCACAACCTCTTAATCCTTATACATCACCAACTACTTCGGTGAATCCTTTTGCACCTACTATGCAATCAAATATTAGTCAAGGTACAACAGGGGTGGGGGTAACACCAACAGGTCCAGTTTCTCCTTATGATATAAATGTTACATCAACAACAGGAATAGATCCTAGAGGTCCTAATTTTGAACCATGTCCTCCTGGGTTTTTTAGACCTTGTCCTACATGTCCTTGTACATCTGGTCATCCAGGTGATCCAGATCCATTTCCTGGTGCAGGACTTACCACAGATCGTCCTTATACTTTTGAGCCTATACCACCAACTGAACAAACAGGTGTAGTTCAAGGTCCTATAAGAACTGTAGATAGACCTAAAGGTCAAACTTCAGGAGTTGGAGGTCTTTCTGCTGGAAGGCCAATGGATTTACAAGGTGTTTTTGGTAGACAAGGAGGAGGTCAAGGTGGCGGTGCACAAGAAGATTTAGAGTATTATGAAAATCCAATGTTGGCTATGGGTTCTCCCTTACTTGGTAGAAATGTAACAGCTTTTAAGCATGGGGGTAATATGGAATCATTAAAGAATTTAGGTAGATATGGAGATACAGAACTTGCTCATGTAACTCCTGAAGAAAAAGAAATGTTAGAAGCAAGAGGTGGTGCTGGAACTATTAATCCCTATACTGGATTACGTGAATATCATAAAAGTTTTTGGCAAGGACATCCTTTTCATCATTGGGATTATGGGGGAACTGCAAGCGCTCCATGGTACTTAAAACCTTTTGTTGCTGTTATGGATACAATATCAAATGTTGGTAAGACTCTTGAGTTTAATCCAGATGTTTGGGAGCCAAAAGTCTTGCAACATAATCCTAAAACTGGAAAGTATGAAATGGATGTTGGTGAGGGACAAAGATTTTCTTATGATGATCAGTATCTCTATCATCTATCAGATAAAGAAGGAGATGTAGGGACTCTTACAGGACAAGCAATAAAAGGTGATCCATGGTCAGTAGCACCTAGGCAATTTTTACCACCAGTTGAAAGATCTCCTAGAGATATTCAAGCAGAGATAAAACGTAGAAAAAAATCTAAGGTGGTTAACCCATTTAATCCAAATGCTCCAAGAAGTGGATCAGAAGCAGAAGGAACAGAAAAATATAGATGGGATTTACAGAATCCGCTTATTAGAGAAAATGTTGATATTTTTAGAGGAGGAGGTAAAATGCATTATTATAATCAGGGAGGTAAAAATCCATACACTTATGATAATGGTGGTAATTGGACAAATTTAGCACAAGAAATGAAACAAGCAGCAATGGGATCATTTGAAAAAGGGGTGGCTGCAAGACAAATAAGAGATGTATTACAAATGCGAGCAAAACGTAAAAACAAAAGATTTACAAAAGGGGGTAAATTTTAATAAATGTTTTTGAAAGAATAAATATATTATAGCCCTATTTTGGGCTATTTAAGTTTTTATATGAGAGCAATAGTAACAAAGTTTGGAAAGGTGTATTATGATGATGATTCTTATTATTTAGAAAGAATTTATGATGATATGGCTGATTTAATAGAAGATGAGAAGGTTATTAAAAGCAATATACGAAAAGCTGATTTTAAGATAAAAAAAAGCGAATGGCAGATGAAAGCATATCCATTTGCAATGAAAGAAGATAAACTTAGGTTTATTTTAAAGTTGGATTTAGAATATGAAAAGTAATGTATTTATTAAATTTAGACAGAAAAGGAGATATATTCAAAGATGATGATGGAGTAACGGGGGTGCCTGAATTTCTTACACTCATTAAGAAAGAAAAATTTGGGCCTTCGGCCCTTAAGTGGGTGGCACTTGTATATGACTATGAAAGCCCATATAGACATTATAATGAAGAAGAAAGAAAGAAAGCCGTGAGCAAAGATCTCTATGATACTTTTAAATGGGCAGGAGAAAAAGATCCCACTTTAATTGCCGCCTCTAATAGATATAGGGAATTACAATTTGATCCTTTAGATGAACAACTACTAGCCTTTAATAAAAAAATAGAGGAGTTCACTCAATTTATGTCTGACCTTAGAGTTACAGAAGATACAGCAGAGAGTTTACAAAAATTAATGATTGGTATAGAAAAGATTTTAAAAACTAGACAATCTCTACTTGACGCAATAGAAAGAAGAGGAGAGAGACAAAAGATTGCTGGTGATAAAGATTTAAGTTTTCTTGAAAGAAGAAAAGAAATACAAGAAGTGTAATGTTTAAAAAAGAAAGAAGAAATAAACTAGATGGGGGTAGTTTAGAAAGAGAGCTTAAAATAGATCCTTTGTTTGAAGATCGTGTAAAAAAGATTTTAGCAGAGGAAAAAGCAAAAACTGCAGGAGCACGTATTTCTACACCTTGTTTTGAAATTGGAGATACAGGTCCTGGTGGCGGTATTGTATTTGCCACTCCTTTTACTAGTTATAATAATACACCATATTATTTTGAAGCTTTTCCATGGGATCAAGAACCATCTCATGTTACTCTTGTAGATCCAGCCACTGGAGCACCTATACCTAATTGGATGCATAATTGTGATGCTGCATCTTTTCCAGCAGGATGTGAGTTTGGTTCTTATGGTTTAGCTGTAGTTCCTCATTTAAGTGCTGCTATGGGGGATGGAGATAAAAATACAGATTATATTGATATGCAGACACAAGTTATGCTCCCGCAACATCCCACGCATCCTTATAATGATACACATGATATAGCAGCAACTAGATGTTTACAGTCTGGAGGGCCAGCGGGAACAGACGATTGGTTTTTACCCTCTATTATAGAGGCTTATATGATGATGGACGAAATAGGTCCTAATTCTTCTTTTGGAAATGTTTTTGGATTTCAACCCTCTGGAGCCTTTCCTAGTGTTGATAGTTGGTATTGGACTTCTACAGATTTAAAAGCTACTATGACGCACTTTACTGGTCTTTATACACCTGCGCTTTTACAATCTATGGGAATAGTTCCAGGAACAGAACATAATTATGCAATGGCAATTAATACTGGTACTGGTGCTGTAGGTGCAGTAAGTTGGTATATAGTCTCAAAATGTCACACTTATGCTGTTAGACCTATAAGAAAGTTTGAAGCTTGCCCAACTTGTGAAATGGATGAAGATGCTTATAATTGGAGAGATGGTAAAATGAGCACAGGGTCAAGCCAACCTTATTGGCAACCTATTTGGGTTCCAGGATTGGCTGGGTCTGCTGGACCAGGAAATGTAGATGCTGGTAATTTATTAGGAGGACCAATAGGATGGAGTACAAATAATCCATCACAAGGATGGATACCTATTTCGTACGATCCCACTGATCCTGCCACTCAATTAAGTTTTTTGAATTATCACGGTTTTTCAACTTCTATATGGCAAAATCCTACTAATGTTTTGAACGGAAATATTGCTGGTAATCCAGGGCCAACATCTTCCAAGCCTGTAGCAGCAGAATTTCCTCCAGGTTCTGGAAATTGGTACATACCTGAATTTGGATTAGATGGTGTAATAGGATATGATAAATTTAGAATTTCTTTTACATTGGAAGACACAGAAGGAAATTCTTATAATCCTTACAGCTTTCTTTCTTCTGCTATGAGATGGACTTTTAAAATATGGGATAAAGATAAAAATTATTTAGGCACTTGGAAATATAAGAAACTTATATGGGCTAATAAAAAGACACAACAATGGCATGTAAATGGTAGAGAAATGATAGATTTAATATTTCAAGATGTAGAACATTTAGATGGACCAGATCCTATTGTTTCTTATGGAAGTAAAACTCTACAAAAAGTTAACGAAATTACACCACATAGGCAGAATTTAGCAAAATGGATTGTTGGTGCTGCTGATAAATATAAAAGAAATGATTATAATGATGGAATGCCTTATGAAAACACAGCTTCTTTTGCTTTTATAAAAGTTTGTTGTGATGCCACAAATCTAGTATATAATTACAGTAATATTTATACTAGTCCTAATAATGAAAGTGATTTAATCAATGTTATGTGTGATCAATCACATGGATTATGGGGGAATATACATCCTAATCCTGCTCCTCTTGTAGCAGTTGGTGATCCTGGTTTTCAGTGGAATTGGTATACACAAAGAGTTATAGGAACTATAGGAATGAGTGTTAATCCTAATAACTATGGTATATATCAATCTTGGCATAACGATGCATTTAATATAAATGGACCAGTGCCATTATCTCCTTGGTCTCCATCAGCTGGAGGTGTACGGGGTTTTTGGAATAAAGACTATATACATTTTATGCATCCTTGGTTTTCTAATGTTGATCCTGTTCCGCCTAATTGCAAGTTTACAAACCTAAATTCTTGGGCTTCTTGTAAAGGATTGTCTTCTGTAGCTCCAGGTAGTGGTTCAGAATCTATGCTTAATCCTCCACCTGACGAAACACAAGAGATAATAGAAATCTCAGAAGATGATTTAGAAGAAATAGGAAATAATGATTCTTCTTATATAAAACGTAGACCTTGTTGTGACGATGTAGAAATTCAAGAAGAAGATGAGTGAGAAACAACCTAAATATAAATATGATTTGATTTATTTATATAAGTCTTATAAAAAATATTATAAAAAAGGAGATATGGATAGAGCTAAAATGTATAATGTTATGGCAAAGAAAATACATAATACAGATTTAGAGCAGCAATATCATTCTAGTTTAGCAAAAAAAGAAGAAAGACTTGGTCCGCATGGAATTGGTAAATATAAAAAAATAAAATATGGGTAAGATAAAAGCAGACCCTCAAAGATACAGGCCTATTGCTAATCATGGTCATCCTGAAATGAATTCAGATTCTGTACAATATCAAGAATATTGGAGCAAAGAAATGGATCGTTGTATCAATGGTTTTAAACCAAAAGGAATGAAAAAAATTTCTGGTAAGTATTATTTTTATTTAAACTATTATATGATACTTGGAAATGATGGTACTAAAGGAAACCGTAAAACACTTATACATCCTTGGTATAGAAAGATGGATCATGAGTATTTTGATTTATATGAAACTTGTAAACAAGAAGGAAAAGGAATGATAGTTATTAAAGCCAGAGATAAAGGATTCTCTTATATGAATTCTGGAATGATAGCTCATGAATTTACATTTTTTCCACATAATGATGTAGGTATAGCTGCTGGACTACAAGCTACAGCTGATGCTTTTTTTGATAAAACTAAAAAAGGCTTAAATGCAATACATGATAATTTTAAACATAGTATATTAAAAGACACTGATGGTATAAGACGTAGTGGATATAAGCAAAAAAATAAAGATGGTAAATGGGAGATAGGAGGTTATCAATCTACTATCATTTGTAGAACAATGGATAATCCAGAAGTATTTAAAGGTGAACGTGTGGCTTTAATGGTATTTGAAGAAGCTGGAGAGTTTAAGCATTTGAAAAATGCATATATGTCATCTAAAGCTTGTTTTATGGATGGTGATATACAATTTGGCGTTCCTATAGTTGGAGGTACAGGAGGTGATATAACAAAAGCATCTAAAGATTTTATGGATATGTATTATAGTTCAGATGCTTATAATCTTATTCCTATGTTTATTCCAGCTAATCGTGCTTATTATGGATACTTTGATATTAAAACTGGACAAGAGTCTGCTGAAAAAGCTAAAGAAAAACTAACTGAAGAAAGAGAAAATATACAAAAGTCTGGAGATAACGAAGCTTATAATTTACATATACAAAACTATCCATTAACTGTAGAAGAAGCTTTCTTAAATACACATTCTGCACGTTTTGATATATCTTTAATTAACGCACAAAGAACTAGAATATTGTCTAGCGTGGATAATAGAAGTCAAATACAAAAAGGATATTTAGATTGGGTGTTAGGAGAAGATGATTTTAAAGTTTCATGGAGACCACATCCTCAAGGACCATATAAAATTTTAACTCATCCAGAGCCAGAATATAAGAATTTAGATATTGGAGGAGTGGATTCTTATGATCAAGATCAAGCTGGAGCGTCAGATTCTTTGGGAAGTGCGATAATTTATCGTAGATTTGCAAATACAGATATTCCAAGCGACTATGTCGTAGCTGAATATACAGATAGACCACCTAAAAAAGAAGATTTTTGGGATGGTGTATTAAAGCTAGCAGTTTATTATAATGCTAAAATGCTAGTTGAGTATACAAAGATAGGAATATTAGATTATTTTAAACGTATGAATGCATTAAAATATCTGAAGGAAAAACCAGAGTCTGCTCATAACCCTGGTACTAAAACTAGAAACAGATATGGCGTACATATGAATAAACAGGTTAAGGCTCTAATGGAGGATTTGATTGATGATTATTTGAGAGAAGGAGCAGAAGATATTTGGTTTATAGACTTGATAGATGAGCTTGCAGTTTATGGATTTCAAAATACTGACCGAGTGATGGCTTTTGGTCTTTGCTTGATTCATAATATAGATAATTATAGAATTCAAGCTAGCAATGTGGAAGAAAAAAAGGATTTAGGATTTAGATATTATAAAATGGGTTATAAAGGTGTTCCAATATTAATTAAATAGAAATTATGGCAAATAAATATTTTTCAATGCCTTCAATGGTCATTCCAGATAAAGAGAAAAATGATGAATGGTGTGAACAAGTTTTAGGTGCAATTGTAAGCTACATGACTTATGATGATGGTAGCAGTTATTATTCTAGTAGAGTCAAAGATATTAGAAATTATCAAGTGTATAATGGAAGTTTAAATCAAGATGATTATACATATATTACGGAACAATATGGATTAACTTATCCAGCAAGATTAGTAAATTATCCTATTATAACACCTAAAATAGATTTATTAGTTGGAGAACAAATTAGAAGACCTTTAGATATGAAGGTTACTACTGTAAATAAAGAAGCTGTAATTAGAAAGCAAGATCATAAAGTGGCTTTAATGATGAGAGATTTATTATCTGATATTCATAAAGAGTTTACAGAAACTCAAGGATTAGATATATTACAGCAAGGAGAAGGAATGCCTGTTCCAGAAGATATAGAAACCTATATGAAATATAATTTCCGTGAAATGATTGAGGAAACTGCTCAAGACGGATTAGAATATATAATTAATAGATATAATGTTAAAGATGTATTTAAAGAAGGGTTTAGAGATTTACTTGTAACAGGAAAAGAATTTTATAAAATAGATATACAAAATGGAGATCCTTATGTAAGACGTATAGATCCTAGAACTATAGTTTTTGATTCATCTGTACATTCTGATTATTTAGATGATGCTTCCTGGGTGGGTGAAGAAAGATGGCTATCTGTAAATGAGATTAATGATGAGTTTAAAGATTATCTTACTAAAGATGATTTGTTAGAGCTTGATAATATGCGTAATTTATATGGAGGTAGCGTAGACTTAAATAATTATAATAGTCAGTTTGATTGGATTGATGTTGGTCATGGTAAAGAAACTAGAATTCGTATAGTAACTGCTGAATGGAAATCTTTACGAGCTATTAAATTTAAAGTATCTGAAAATAAATATAATCCAGGAAAACCATTTAGAAAAATAGTAAAAGACACATATAAAGCCAGAAGAGGTGAAACAGTTGAAACTAAATATGTAGATGATATTTGGGAGGCTACTAAAATAGGTGGTAAAATTTTAGTTAAAGCGCAAAGAAGAAGTAATCAAGTTAGAAGTGTAGATTATCCAGGTAAAACTCCATTATCTTATGTTGGTTGTATTTATAATAATACAACAGGAGAAGGAATTTCATTAGTGGATATGCTTGACAATATACAAATGTTATATAATATTGTGATATATCAAATAGAACTTGCTATGGCTCGTTCAGGAGGAAAGGCAGTTATATATGACGTATCTCAATTACCTACTAATGTTGGTATGGACATTCAACAAGTATTGTATCATTTAAAAACAGATGGTATAATTCCTATCAATTCAAAAGACGAAGGAAATCAAATACAAAGTTTCAATCAATTTCAACAGGTTGATTTTACTTTATCTCAATCCGTGCAACAACTTATTAATTTAAAATTAATGTTAGAAGAAATGGCTGGAAATATTTCTGGTGTTACTAGACAAAGAGAAGGAGCTGTTGGTCAGTATGAATATGTTGGTAATGTACAAAGAAGTGTAGTACAGTCTGCAACAATAACAGAAAGTTGGTTTACCGCTCATGGAGAAGTTATGCAAAGAGTTTTAGAAAGATTATGTAATTTAATGAAGATTGCTTGGGCTGGAGGTAAAAAAGCTGGTATGATACTTGGAGATGGAGCATATAAATTTTTAAATGTTATGCCTGATATTTCATTACAAGATTTTGGTGTTTATGTTGGAGATAGCGGAAAAGATGATGCTATGAAGCAAGTGGTTCAACAATTAGCACAATCAGCTTTACAATCTGGGAATATAGATTTACTTAATGTTATTAAAGTATTAAAAGCTGATACAATGACAGAAGCTGAAAAAGTTTTAGAGCGTGGTATGGAAGCAATGCAAAAACAACAACAAGCAATGCAACAACAAGCTATGCAAGCACAACAAATGGCTGAACAAGCTAAACAAGCTGAATTACAATCACAAATGCAATTGAAAGAAATTGATAATCAAGCTAAACGTGATGTAGCACAAATAGGTGCTGAGTCTAGAAAAGAAGTTGCTAAGATGCAAACAGACACTCAAAGAGATATTCATGATGCAAAATCTGAATCGGAAGTAAGAGGTAAATTTGCTGATCATGCAATTAGAGAAAGAGAAAAAAGTTCAGATGAAAAAAAGAAACCAGAGGTACAAGCTCAGGATACAAAAAGAGAGGACTTAAGAAAAGCAAAGGAACGTATATAAAAAATTTATTATCTTTGCAAGTTAGGGAACAATTAATATAAACTAAAAAAAATAAAATGGCAAAAGAAGAATCAAAATTAGTAGAAGAAGTA